GATATTGCCGGTTGGTGTAATGGTAGCACAAGTGCCTCTGAAGCATTTAGTATTCGTTCGAAACGAGTACCGGCAACTAAATTCAAGCTGTCTTGTAACCGAGTGGTCGAAGGTAGCGGTCTGCAAAACCGCTGTGGAGAAATCCCCGTCGCAGGTTCGAATCCTGCAGATAGCTCTAAATCTGGAGTTGTGCACGAGTGGCTTATGTGGGCACCCTGCTAAGGTGCTGGACGCGAATAGCGTCCCGAAGGTTCGAATCCTTCCAACTCCGCTAAATAACGATCTGTGATTGGAATTGGTATACAGCGTCGGCTCAAACCCGGCGGCCGAGATAAAAACGGATTGAGGGTTCGAGTCCCCCCAGATCGATAATATATCCCTGTGTGGCGAAAATGGTTAATACGCGTCAGACTTAGAATCTGGTGGATTAAATTCCGTGGGGGTTCGAGTCCCCCCTAAGGGACTATAACGATGGTTCGCCATCGTTTTTTATTTTTACGGAACTGGTAGACTCATCCATTATATATAATGTATGGGTTCGAATATAAAACTAAATAAATGGAAATGTAGACATTGTAATAATGTGTTTGAAACAAAAATGTCATTATATGAACATATGCATATAATGCATCCTGAAAATTGTTTTAAAACAAAACATAAAGAATGGATTTGCCAATATTGCAATCAAATATTTTATTCACGCCGAAAATTATATAAGCATTATAAAGATTGTGAAGAAAAAGCTAAATTACCACATGATTCATTAGGTAAAATTATAAATTACGAAAGTAAGCGAAAAGCGACAGAAACATTAAGACAAAAAATAAAAAACGGAGAAATAAAATATAAAGGACATTCTTGTTCTGCTGATACTAGAGCAAAATTAGCAGAAAATATGCAAAAACGCAGAAAAATTCAAAATTTTCAATGTAATTATAATGAATGTGCTTGCAAATTTATTGATGAATTAAATATAAAAAATAATTGGCATTTACAGCATGCTATGAATGGCGGTGAGATTCATGTTGGTCCATATAGTTTAGATGGTTATGATAAAAATTTAAATATCGCATTTGAATATGATGAAAATAAGCATAAACATACAAGCATAAAAGGGCAAGCACGTGATAAATATAGACAACTTTACATAATAGAAAAACTTAATTGTGAATTTTGGAGATATTCAGAAAAAGAAAATTTATTATATAAAATTAATAAAGAAAAAACTATTGAAGATATTAAACAGTTTGAAATTAATTATCCAAATATAACAATTAAAATACAAGAAAAATTACAAAAAATAAAAATTAAAAACGAAAAGAAACCAAAAAGTAAAAAAGAATCAATATATCCAAAAGATAAATCTGGTAAAGGCAATCCAAATATTATATCAGAAGAAATTTGGATAGAACGTAAAAATCTTATTTTGAATTGCGGTATTGATTTAATGAAATTTGGATGGGTTGGCAAAGTTAAAAAACTAACTGGATTAACCCAACGTGAACTTGAAAATACATTGGAACATTTTAATACTGAATTCGAAGGTAAATATTTTAGAAGACATTAGTATTAAAGGGGTTGACAAACGTCAATCCTTTTTCTATATTGTAAAATGACGATAGCTTAGTAGAGGGTGCTGAAATTCGGTTCGAGTCCGATTGAGTCATGGAATGATAGCCGTTCGACCCGGCGTTGGCGTGGATTGCCTGGCAGTATCGTTATAACATTTAACCAATTATGCTTATGGAATTTAGAGTAATTAAAGCAGATTATAAATCAAGATATCATAATTCTTTTTGCTATAATTATGGTATTAAAAATATTCAATATTATATTATTCAATATAAAAAAGACCCATTGTTTTTTGGTCTTATTAAACATGATTGGGAAACTGCAGTATATAATGCACAAGCATTAGCATCAAGCAAATATAATAAAATTAAGGTTGGTAAAAATGCAGGTACTTATGTTTATCCAGAACTTGATATTTTAGCACCTGGTTATGATGTTGCTATGGAAGTGCTTAGACTTGTTAAGGAAAAGCTTGGAGTTGATACTGGTCCTAGAGATGGTATTGTTGTATATGAAGAAATCCATAAAGATAAGAAACCATCAATTAGTAGCAAAGAATTAGCACATAGTTATGATGAATTAATTGAAAAATAGGGGTTTACAAAATAGAAATAATTTACTATATTGTAATACATGAAAATTAAAGTAATAAATGAATCATCAAAAGGATTACCTCAAGAATTACTTTCTGCAATTTCTAGTTTCAAAGATTTTGATACAATCAATGATATTGCAGAAGAATGGAATTTAAAGGTTAAGTCTATTGATTTCATTTATACTGAAGATGAAAAGTTAACAGAACAAAAAATTATTATTGGTAACGATTTTTAGCGAAAAACAAAAAATAATTTTTATATATAATATAAAATAAGGAATAACAATGCAAAACTTACATTATACATCATTTGTAATCTCATCGAACTCAATGTTCGGTTATTCCTATTATATGATGGGGTATAGCGGCAAGTAAAGTTTATTATCAAACTTAAGCTTTATTTGTCGCAGGAAACTGCGACATTTTTTATTTTATAAAGCTATTTACAAACGATAATAAATTTACTATATTACTCCGCACAATAGATTCCTTGGTCCCTTGAGACAAATGTTGTATAGGATTGACTAAGGAAACACCTGGTGAAAGTCCGGGAAAATTTTGGCAGTTTCGGATAGCGGCAATTCCTGGAGGCTGTAACCCTCCCGTCCTAACGGGCTTCCGTAGGTTCGAGTCCTACAGCTGTCACTAAACATTTTGGGTAAGCGCCGAAGTTGGAGAGTCGGATGTGACTGTAAATCACACGCCTTACGGCTGAGTAGGTTCGAATCCTACCTTACCCACTAAAATCGCTTCTGGCACTGTGCGAAAAGAGGAATCTAAAACAGTGGTCGTGTTTAAGAATGCAACAAAGGTGGAAGTCCACTGAAGTTTTGCGGTATCTTCGAGTAAAAACCGTTGATGAGTTTATCGCGGGATGATGCAGTGGCTAGCAGAAGAGGCTCATAATCTCTTAGTCGTCGGTTCGAGTCCGACTCCCGCTACGAAATTTAGTTAGAGGTGTTGCAGAGGGTTCGAGTCCCTACAATGGTCCTGCACAAACTCTAGCAAGGCATGAATGAAGTAACGATCGGTATGGATTTCTTGCCGGTACTTTTAAAAAATAGCATAAGAAGTTCCTATACGCCCAGTGGGCATCCGACTTGAAATCAGACTAATTTACTTCTCGCTATTATTTTTCCGGTGTAGCTCAGTTGGCCAGAGCGACAGAATCATAATCTGTGCGTCGTAGGTTCGAATCCTACCATCGGGACTAAGGGAAACTATAGGAGGCAGAACGGACTGACGGCTCCTATATACGGTGCGCAACGTCGAAGATAAGGTCTAGGGTTTGTAAGTTTCAGTATAGGAGAAACTTATACAGCACGGTTCACTGGTCACTATGAACCATTTTTCGAGGATTCGCCCAATTGGTGGGGCACCTGACTAGAAATCAGACGTGGGAAACTGCATGGGAGTTCGAACCTCTCATCCTCGGCTAAAAATTTTTTATGGCGGTGTGGCCGAGTGGATTATGGCGGTTGCCTTGAAAGCATCAGTGGGTTAACAGCCCACCGTGGGTTCGAATCCTACCACCGCCTTGAAAAAAGCCTGTGATTTTATCACAGGTTTTTCTATTTACAAAACAAAAATATTTTACTATATTATAAATTATGATAGATGATGTTTTAATTGGTTCTTTAATCTTTTTAGTTTTGCTGTTATTTGGAACAGCAGGATATGTTTATTTTTATGATTTGGCTTGGGACAGATCAATCGTAAGAGTAGGTAAAATTAAAATTAAACATGAACATGGTTTTTATGTAGTTTATGTTTATAATTATTTTTGGGAAAATGGTGGAGCAACTACTGGTTTTCATTATGAACGTATAGGTGAATGCTATACAAAGGAACATGCCAAAATAATGGCTGATAGTGCATCAAAAACAATTAAAGATTATTTTGTAGATTGGAGTTCAAAACATAGGGTGGTTTAATTATGATTGATATATGGGACAGTAGGTTCCAGCCTATTGAAAAGTAACTCTGCTTTTCTAACCATATATTATAAATATTAAAATGGTCACTGGAATGACCATTAAAAAATAAAGTTAAAAATAAGGAGAATATATGTCATTAACATATAAATTAAATCGCACATGTCCAGTTTGTGGAAAAATGATTAATGATAAAAATAAATCTGGATATTGTAATAAGCATAGAGATAGGACAGGCGCAAATAATTCGTTTTATGGAAAGCGTCATTCTAAAGAAACAGTTGATAAAATAAAGAAAACCTGTGCTATTAGATCGCATGAATTATGGCAGAATGAAGAATATAGAACTCATGTGATTGATGGTGCTACTGGTTTAAAACGTTCCGAAGAATTTAAAGAAACTCAAAGACAACGTGCTTTAAAACAATTTGAAAATAATGAACAACGTGAAATACGTTCAAAAATGATGAAACAATCTTGGGAAGATGGACTGATTCTTAAAAATGAACATTATTCTCCAAATTTTTCAAAAGAGCAGGTAAAATTCGGTGAAGAACTTAAAAAGATATTAGGCGAAGCAAGCAATGATTTAGAGTGTAATGCGACTATAAAATATGATGATAAGTGGATATTTCCGGATTTTAAATTCAAAAATTTTATTATAGAATATAATGGAAATTTTTGGCATGCAGACCCAAACAAATTTAAAGCTGATGATATTGTTCATCATAATATAACAGCAAAAGAAATTTGGGAAAGAGATGATTTTAGACGTTCTATCTTTGAGAAACAAGGATATATTGTTATAGAAGTTTGGGCAGATGACTATAAAGAAAACAAAGAAAAAATTTTAAATGAAATTGTGAGACAAATCTTATGATGCAAATACAAGGTAAATACGGTATTGCTGAAGTTTTTACAGATAATGTGTGTACAGAAGCATATACACAAATTCTTAATATCATGAATCAGTGCTGGGCAAGAAATGCTGATATTAAATTTATGCCAGATGTTTCACCTGGACGTGATGCTTTGGTTGGTACTACTATGAAGGTTACTGACAAAGCCGTTCCAAATTTAATAGGTCCTGATATTGGATGTGGTATATTAGTAGCCAAGCTTAAAGATAAGTTTATTGAATTTGGCAAGCTTGATAAGGTTATTAAAGAAAAGATACCGTCAGGAAAAAGTTATAATGATAAAAAACATCGTTATGCTAAAGAATTTGACGAAGATTTTGAAAAACTTATCGCTAATGTTAAGCGTGAAGAACTTCTGAGTATTTGTAGCCTTGGGTCGGGCAATCATTTCATTGAAGTTGATAAGGATGAAAATGGTGCATTCTATATCGTTATTCATTCTGGTTCTCGCCATTTAGGTGTTGCTACTTGTGAATACTGGCAAAATATTGCAATTAAGGATTGTGCTGATTTGACAGCAATTCGTGGTGCTGAAATTTCTAAGTATAAGAACCAAGGTAAAACAGATGCAGAAATCAAGGAATTGATGAAAGATTATGACCATTTTTCTGTTCCTAAGAATTTGTCTTACTTGACAGGTGAACACATGCAAGGTTATTTGCATGATATGGAAATTGTCCAACAGTTTGCGGTTATGAATCGTGCTGCAATGCTTGATGTAATCGTCAAGGAAATGGGTTTTAAAGTTTTGGAAAAGTTTGAAACTATCCATAACTATATTGACCTTAAGAATATGATTCTCCGTAAAGGTTCTATTTCTGCACAAGCTGGAGAACGTGTAATTATTCCTATGAATATGAGAGATGGTTCTTTGATTTGTGTAGGTAAAGGAAATCCTGATTGGAATTTCAGTGCACCTCATGGAGCAGGTCGTTTAATGACCAGAAGCGATGCTAAGAACTCAATTTCTATGCAGGCATATAAAGATGCTATGAAAGGAATTTACACGTCCTGCGTCAGTTCTGCAACGATTGATGAGTCACCTATGGCATATAAGCCTATGGATGAAATTATAACTAATATTGAACCTACTTGTTCTATTGAAAAGATTATCAAACCTGTTTATAATTTCAAGGCAGCATTTTAATTATGTGTTATGATTGTTGTTTCAATGCTTATAATCCATTTAAAACACTTGTTCGCACTCAAAGCGAAGAAGACAGATATGTTAGAGAAATGCATTAAAACGTGAATTTAATCTCATGAGATCCACTTACGGATAATTACAAATTTTAATTTCCAAAAATTATATATACTTTATAACATTGAACAAGACGCATGGCTTTTAGACCATGCGTATATTTATTTTTTATAAGTGAGGTATATATGATTAGACCAGTAGTACAAATTGTCAGATTTTATATAATTAACCAGGGCATCACTGGTAGAAGTATTGAAAGTTTAATGGATAATCCTAATTATAATCCATTACTGAAACATTGTGTTGAAACTGTCAAGCATCACCCGGATTGGGCTATTGAACAGTGTAGAAATTATAGAGATCAAATTGATAAAAGAAAGTTCAAATTTGAATCTGGTTCCTGGGCAATGGATATTCGAGACGAAGATTTGCCAAAAGGAACAATTTTAGAACCATTTACCTTAAAACAAGCGTTTTTGGATATTATTAACTGGATTGATAAAAACAGAGCAATATTTACCCAGCGAATTGAAAGAGAAGAAAAATTCAGAAATGAATAAATAGAAACCAGCATTTTGAATGCTGGTTTTTTATTATAAATAATATAAAAATAAAATCTCTTTAAAGGAAATATAATGAAAGACACATTTAAGGCATATTTAGCCCAACAGAAAGCTGATAACAAGTATATGACAGCTCCTTCTAAGGAATTGCTTGGCGAAGGTATTTTTGCTAATAAAAAATATGATTGTTATGCTGTAACGTTGGATTTCAGTAGTGAATATATGACTAAAGCATTATCTAATGTTTTAATCAATGAATATAAAAGTGCATCTGGCGCTGCAGGTTCTAGCGGAACAGATCCAGTTAAGACTCTTATTGGATTAAAACCAGAAGAATTTAATAACAAATTGAAAGAAAAAGTTATTGAAATTCTTGATGAAGTAGCTAAGGCTTCTAAAAATCTTAGAACATTTTTCGGTTTAGGTAAAGAAAGTTCTGCCCTTGCTTATATTCAGACAGAAGGTAATGATGATGGTGAATCCACTATTCTTAAATATATTTTCTTTAAAGCTTCTCCAAGACATCCAAAAGCTTATGCTGAAAGATTTAAAGATGAAATTGGACGTAATTCTAAGATTTCCATTCTTAAAAATGGCATAGATATTGTTTCTGAAACTTATTATAAGGAAGATATTACAAAGAAGAGAAAAGAAAAGGAATTTGAAAAGTTCTTCAAACCAGAAGCTAATAAGGCTGAACTTCTTAATGATAATTTCACGACATCAATCGTTAACAATTTACAAGATAATGTTAAAAAATACTTAACAGAACTTAATGAAAAGAATGAAAAAGGTAATTTAATTTCTGTTTATTCTGTTCCATTTAAAGTTGATGATAAGTTAATTAATGAAACTGCAAGAAATACAAATAATCTTGATGATTTCTATACAGAACTTGCAAAGAAAATTAATGACGCTCTTGTTGCATCATTAAAACAAGTTTCTAAGATTGATGATTACATCGGTTTTATTCCAACAAAGTCTTATGGTTTCAATCTTTACTTTAAGGATAAAGACACGGCTTCTGAATTTGCAGAAAAGATAAACCAAGAAGGCGAAGCTAAAGTAAATGAAAGAAAACGTTATGAAAACAAGATGTCTAAACTTTATCAGTTGCTTGGTGCAAATTCTGATTTAAGTAGCTTATCACATCCAGAAAGCAGTGCCGATGAATTCCTTAGAGGAACATTATTTGCAAGAACTCATATTGCAGATCTCATTAAGGAAAAGTTCCCAAGCGCTGAAGACCAGCTTGTAATTTATCAATATATTGTTAAGTATGATGAAGATGAATTAATGAAATTCTTACATCACTTTAATATTGATGTTGAAAATCATGAAATTCGTGCAGCAGTTAAGGATAAATTACAACTTGTTCTTGATAATATTCAGAAAGTCTATTCTGATGAACTTGTTTCTATGACTTCTGAAGGAACTAATATTGTATTCTTCTTCAGAAAAGACGCAAAGATTGACGGCGTTAGAACAAGAATTGCTGAAGCTATGTCTTGTGAAATGAATAGAATTAAGGTTATTAAGACTGCATTAACAAAGAAGGAAGTTGATGCATTTAAGTCTAAACTTTCTGACCTTGAAGATCTTGAATCTTTCTATAAAGCAGTTGAAAAACTCAATGGCGAAACGGTTAAACTTATTAAGGGTGATATTACATTAGACGAATCTGCAATTAAAGAAACTGTTACAGATAGTTATCAGGATCAAGTTCTTGATTTACTTATCGGTATTACAAAGAGTGCAAAAGAAGTTGAAGGTTTTGTCGGTATTATCGTTGCTAAATCCAAAGGCGTTATTGAAGTTTATTTCAAAGATCAAGAATCTTATACACTTGGTAGAAAGAATATTTTACAGGAAAAGGGTAAATTTATTAAATCTATGCCAGAACAAGGTTCTTCTGTAGAAATTGCTAGAGTTGATGCTAAGAAGATGACTAATATTATTCAACCAGATAATATCAAAGACTACTTCGAAAATATACTCAATCAAAAGAATCAAGAAGCTGCAGAAGAAGCTGATAAAAAAGCTAGAGAATTTACATATAGTACAGTTATTCCATTTAGTGTAGAAAAATTTATTGAAAAACACAAAAATGATAAGCTTGAACGATTAATTGATGCTTATGGCATAGAAGTACCAGAACCAGAACAAGTTCGTACTGAATCCGTTGCATTTAAAACATTGTTTAAAAATTCTTTATTAAAATCTATTAATATGCTTAATGAAGCAGAAAAAATTAATCCAAAAGAATCTACAACTAAACGTGTTATTTTAACATTACAAATGTTAAAAAATGATAAAGATAAAACACTTGAAAAATATTTAGTTGAAAACGATCAAGGAAAAAGCATTTTTGATGATTTAATTAAATATAAATGGATGTATGTAGTTGATGATGCTATTAAGACAGCGATTACTTCAAATAATTTTGTAGATTCTAAAGTTATTGCAGAAAATTATAAATCTGAAATAAGAAATGATGAACAATTCATTATTTATTCAACTGGAAAAGCTCAAGAATCTTTAGGAAAAATACTTAGAAGTAATTATTCAAAAATATTTAGTAATATTTTTATAAAAGATAGTACTGCAGTGGATTTACAACATATTGAATTAAAACAATCTAAAAACTTTGAATAAAAATTAAAAACCAGGTTAAAAGCCTGGTTTTTTAATATAAATAAAAATATGGCAGGAATAACAACACAAATTAATGATTTTACCAATAACAAGTTTATAGTTCGTTTTTCAAATCTTGTTAATATGACGAACTTTGACCTTGATACTCATATTTTAGATAACTATGTAAAGAATGTAAGTGTTCCGGATTTTTCTATTCCAATGCTCGACACAAGATATAATCATGAACGTCAATTACATCCGAATCCGATTGGTGCAAGAGATTTGCAGACAATGAATATCGAGTTTATGCTTGATGAAAATATGCAAAACTATTATTTGTTCTATTGCTGGATTTATTGGATGCGTTTTGGCGAACCTGTTGGAAAAACTAATGCAAAAGGACAAGAACTTTTACGTATGGACTGTATTGATGCAATCGAATTAATTTCTTTAAATAATAATAACAAGATTATTTCAAAGATGAAATTCAAACATGCTATTCCAAATAATTTGGCACAGCTTTCATTGCAATATGGTTCTGCTGACAATGTTACTTATGTTGTTACATTTGAATATGAACAAATTGAGTTACAATTAGAAAATAAAGAAGATTTAACTGAAACTATTGATAGAACTATTCAGTAAAAATCAGATTTAATTATTTACGGGCTTTAAACAGCCCGTTTTTTATTATTTTATAAATATTATAAGTGTTAAGAGACGAATTACATATAGATATAGATGATAATGAATGTGAATTAACCAATAATATAGTAAATGGTTATTTTTATATTATGCATTATCATGCATCAACCGAACAAGCCAATAAAGAAGGTTTTGACCGTGCACCAATAATTTATTGTTTCGCACCTGATCAAAATAATATAAATTGTTTTTGGGGCGTCAATTTTCATTATTTTGATAAATCCAAGCAAGTGTATATTTTAAATCGTATGATAAAATATTATAATATAACTGATGGAATGAACAAAAGAGTATTAATCGATACTAAAGGACTATATAATATCTATTCTAATATAGTTGAAGGAGTTAGATGTTATAATAGAAAAAATGTATTAGGAGCATATAGAATTAAAAATCTATATATTCCTAAATATATTGAAATTCCATCTAAATTTGTCATCACTACAGATAATAAAGAATATACAGATTTTGCACTTGCACCTGGAAATAAAGGTTTTTAATGGATTATCAAAAGATATATTGGAAAATAATTTATAGAGCACAGACACGAGATAACAATTTATTATTAGAAGTAGAAAAGCACCATATTATTCCACGAAGCGAAGGTGGTTCGTCTAAAAAAACAAATCTTGTCGAATTAACTATAAAAGAACATTTTATAGTCCATATGCTATTAATTAAAATGGGAAAATGTCTTAAATATTGTTATAGACATCTTAAATCCAGTAAAGACTATATTAAAGAAAAAAGAAAGGAACGCAAGAAGAAAGGTCTTTACTATGAAGGAAAAGAACTAGAATATGATGATTATAAATAATGTATGAGATTATTACAGGAAGTTTCTAGTTCAGTTATCAAAAATACTTATAAAGTATTTACAAAATTATTATTTAATAATGATGCCAGTAAAGGCGAAGCGGTTATGACCAAAGATGGTAAACCAATTAAAACCATGTCTGGTCAAGAACAAACAGTCAATCAGTTTTGTGAACGTATGCTTGTAGAAGCATTATTTAGAACTGGAACTACAGAAAATGTAGATAGACGTTTTGAACCTGGCGCTGCAAGAATAGCAATTACAGAATGTGGTTGGAATCCATTAATAGATAATAATGAAAATCTAGATCCTGTTAAATTAGGTAGATTTAAAATCATTCTTGAATACATAACAAGAAATTTCAATAATCGTGAAAAAATAACTAATGATCTCAATGGTGAAACTTATCAATCATTGTATGATACACTTGCACCAAGAATTAAAGAAGAATCTGAAAAAGAAGATGCTGAATTACGTAATTTACAAAACATCAAAAGCGACCATGAATATAAAATAATTCGTATCGATAGTTTTAGAGAATCAAGACTTTATTATAATTACACTAATCCAAATTCACGTTGGTGTCTTACATATTCTATTACAAATTATAATGGATATACAGCAAATGGCAGAAATACTATGTATTTTTGTTTACGTGATGATATTGATACTGTAAAATATGAAATTGGACCAAATTGTCCTTTGGATGATTATGGTAAATCAATGCTTTGCATTATAGTTAATCCAGATGGTAATCTTTCGACATTTACTACCAGATGGAATCATACTGATGCAAATAATAAAACTGTTGCTGCAGACCATGGTGTTGGTAATAAAAAAACAATTAGCCAAATCGTAGGTGTAAATTTTAATGACGTATTTAAACCATATAATGGTCCTAAAAAGGAATTTAAAGTCGAACGTAAAAATGACTTTGAAATTGGAACATTAATGCATGACGATAGTCAATTTATTGATTCTGTTCATGATAATTTAATCCAATTATATAATGAATTACAGTCGCAATATGACGAAGACAATGATTCTTTTGATGATCCAGAGGATTTAACATGGCAAGATATGATGGATATACGTGACTGGGACATGAGTGCTATTTTTACGCCTGATGTCTTGGAAAATCTTAATGAAGAAAATACTAGTGCATTTGGTAATACTTTATTATTGGTTACAAATAGTGGTTATTATAAATTAGTATGTCCTGAACAGCCAGATAATGTATCGTCAGATTGGTGCGATGATATTATTGCTGTTTCTATAGGTGGTAGTGATAAACGATACGGAATATTTGCTATAAAAGAACATAATGTTGATTATTATAAATTAATTTCAGTTGATACTTATAATAATGGTTTACTTGATTTAGAAATTAACTTTGAAAATAAAATTTCAAAAATACATGGTGAATCAATATATGATACTACTGAGTATTTTGTTACTTTTTCTAATAATACTCATGGTCTTTTACATATTTCAAACAATTTTAGAAAAATAACGCTAGAAACAACTGAAATAGAATTGCCTGAAGCATTTATTAACAATTTAGAAAGAGTAGAAAAAATTGCTGGAAATGATGAAGATAAAAATTTGTTTTTTAAAGTAAGAAATCCAGAAACACAAAAATTTAATTTAATATATCAAAAACATAATTTTAAACTTGAACTTAAACCAGAAGATGAATTTGAATATACAGAAAATAGTAATGAAATTAGAAGAATAGTAAAATCTTCAGATTCAAAAGATGTTACTAAGTTAAATATGCCATTGATAGTTTCATTTGGTTCTTTAAGCGGTAAAAAAGCAGCAATAGATTTAAAAACATTTACTTATCTATTTAATAAAAAAGGTTGTATTGTAGAAACTGGAAATCAAGAGGTTTTTACATATATACCAGATGTTGAAACTAGTAAAGAACTTAAAGATATTCACCATGGTAATATTGAACTTTATACATTTGATTATCAAACTAAAAATTTAATTCATAAAACTATAAATGATGTATATTTTAATGAAAATGTAATAAGTAATATAGCTCGTTCAAAATATAATTTTAGATTTATTGGCGCTGCATATACTAATAAAGAACGAACAATGATTATTGTTTTTGATGTTAAAGGTAATATATTATATAAAAGTAAAGAACCAGAATTTAGTCTTGATGAAAAACATGATGTATATTTACATTGTGATTATAGTGAAGATATAGCTGTACTTGATGATAGACATCTTTATGGTAAAAAGCTAAAATTAATTAAAGCAGATGAAATAAATAAAATAACAAATGAATCATTTATTTTAAAATATGCGGCTTATTTACTAGGTTAATAAGAAAAACTAAATTATTTTTACAAAGTATTGCAATCTGCAATACTTTTCTATATTTAATGTAAAATTAAGGAAACATATAATGAAAGTATTAATATTTGACATTTCAAATCTTATGATGAGATGTCTGTTCGCACAGATACCAAGTCCAGCAGAAACGAAATTCAGAGAATTTAAAATGACTTTCTTATCATCGTTTATGAAAGTCATTAAAGACAATAATCCTGATAGAGTTATTGTTGTAGAAGATTCAGAAAGTTGGAGAAAAGAAATATATCCAGAATATAAAGCTAATAGAGCAGCAAAAAGAGAAGCATCAGTTGTTAACTTTGATGTTTTCTTTCCTGTTTTTGCTGATTTTCTTGAAACATTACAAAAATGCTTTGGTAATATTCAATTTATAAAATTACCCAGAACCGAGGCTGATGATATCATAGCAGTTATCGTAAAAAATAAACCAGAATGGGATATTATAAACGTTTCTGGTGATAAAGATTTTTATCAGTTATTTTCTTGCAAAAATTATAGACAATTTGATGGCGTAAAACACGAATTTATTGAATGTTTTAATCCTGAACAAGAATTGCTTGTAAAAATTATCCTTGGTGATAAAGGTGACAATATTCCAGGGCTTAAAAGAGGTGTTGGTCCGGTAAAAGCATTAAATATTATAAATGAAAATCTTGATAAATGGTTGGACGAACAATGTCTTAGAGACCGTTATGAAATGAACACAAAGTTGATTTCTTTTAATTGTATTCCTAAAGATATTGAAATTCCAATATTAGAAACTTTAAATAGTTTTGTTCCTGGCAAATTTGACGCTAAACAATACTTCAAATTTGTTCAAATGTCGGGACTTCCTGGATTAATGTCAACATTTTCTGAATATTCAATAATTATTAAAAAGTTAAAATAAAGGAATGGAATGAGTTATACACCAAATCAATATTTAATTGAAGGTCTTTCAGCTCAGCATGTTATATACGGTAGATTTCTTAAAAAATATAAAGAATTACCTAGATATGATATTGAAGAAGCGCCAGAAGGCTCAAAAATGGACATGGAAGACAAAATTGATATTGTTAAACATGATACTGTAGATGATATTAAAACATTTTATGATGTAAAAAGTTCGAAAAATTCTGATAAAATTACTTATACACATATTAATGGTAGAGGTGAAAAAAGTAAAATTTATTCAGGCGATTTTTCTATTGATTTAATCTTTACATTTGATACATATACAGAAGGTTATATTGTAAAAGCTAAAACTTTTTATGATGCATTAATTTCTAAGATAAATTCTGGGCAAGAACAAGTCAGTAAAAAATATCCAGAAAAAGGAAGATATGTCTGGTTTACTAAAGACGAAATAATTGCACTTGCTATTGATAATATTTAAGAAATAAGGGTTGACTGAAAACCCTTATTTTTTTATATTTAATATCATGGAACTAAAGTATAAACATCTTTACAAAACAGTATTAAAAGAATATCAGAATCTTAGTAAATGTGCTAGACTTAAGGTTGCAGCATTGCTTGTAGAAGAGGGAAGAATTATATCTTGCGGATATAATGGAACTCCATCCGGTCAAACAAACTGTAATGAATTATTTAAAGTCGAAGCAGATAAATATTATTATAGAACGACCAAAGAAGAACCATGGCTAGAAATTGAAGAATCTGAATGGCGAATAAAACATCATGAATTTTCTGAAAGAAATGAAATTCATGCTGAAATGTCAGCTATTGGTTATGCATTAAAAAATAAAATTGATATTTCTGGTGCTTCTATGGTTCTATCTCATGAACCTTGCGAAAATTGTAGTAAATTAATTTATAGTGCTGGCATTAAACATATTATGTATGTTAATAAATATGATCGTGGTTCAAAAGGTCTTGAATTTTTAAGTAATAATGGAGTTGAAATAGAACAAATATGAGTAGTATAAATTATAGCATGATTGTTGCAGCATCTGAAAATAACGTCATTGGTAAAAATGGAACAATGCCGTGGCATCTTAAGTCAGATTTGCAGCGTTTTAAAAAACTTACAGACAGTCACTGTATTATAATGGGTAGAAAATGCTATGAATCTATTGGTAAACCATTACCTAATAGAACAAACATTGTAGTTTCGTCAAATATGGAACTTGAAATCCCAGGCTGTATTGTAAAACCATCTTTACAATATGCTGCAGATTATGCAAATTCACGTAATGATTCAACACCTTTTATTATTGGTGGCGGAACATTATATAGACAAGCAATTAATCTTGTCAATTATCTTTATTTGACTCGTGTCCATACAATTATCGAAGACGGTGATGTTTTCTTCCCTGAAATTAATATGAATCAATGGGAAATCATTTCAAGCGAAGATTTTAAGGCTGATGCAGATAATGATTTCGATACGACATTTATGGTATTAAAGAGGAAACGATAATCATACATTTTAAAAAGTTTATAAATAATGTATGATAGTAAATTTCCAGGAATTAGACAAACGACTTGAGAAGGTTTTAAATGTTATAGTCTCTATGGGCTTTTCTTATGAAATGTTCTCAAATCAAAAAATTAATATTATTGATAATAACGTAAGTTTTGCAGAAAAACGCAATATTGGTGTAATAACCTTGCTAAAATCTGGTAAACTTACGGTTCGTGTTTATGGGTATAGAAAAAGAGTAACCCTTAAATATCGTATGAAATCCAATGAAATTGTATTTACTATAAATGCAAAATTATCGGATGTGGGATCCAGAACACGTGCATTACTTAAAAAATACATAACTGTAAATAAAACTTTATAAATAATATAAAAGAATTATAGGAGTTTAAAATGGATTCTAAAGATATAAATTTCAAAGAATATCTCGAAAATAAGAGAAAGATGGACGAAGAACTTCAGATGCAACAGCAGCAGAAATCTGAAGCTGAACAGAGCTTGCAGACCCAGGCTATGAACGGTTCTGCAGAAAGCTTGATTAATCGCTATGTCGGTCGTGGTGATTTGAAGGCTGGTCTTGCTCAGCTTGGACAAGATTTGGGCAATGCAATCGTCAATTATGCACTTAAGACATTTGTCACTGACGATATGTTCGATTCTCAAGACGCTAAGGCTAAGTATCAGAATATTATTAACCAAAAGATTCAGTTACAGGCTGTTGGTTCATTGGTTGACATTCTCAAACATATGGGTATCGATATTCAGAATACAAAGACTGCATTGACAATTTAATTTTCAGTAAAATTCTTTTAAAAAAGACTGGTTTTTTAACCAGTCTTTATTTTTATTTAACTAAAAAAATTATAAATAATATAAAATTAAAGGAATTATATATGAATTACTTATTTAAACATACATTACATTTTCTTAATGAAAATATAAGTGACGATATTAAGCGTCTTGAAAAAAATATAGCTGATATTAAGAAATCACTTAATGCATTAGATACAAATTATAATAGAACTAAGACTGCATTTGAAAATGGCGAATATTTAAACTCAGAAAAAGAAAGAATAGATGCAGAACTCAAAAATGTTTCACTTCCGCCTAATATGAGAGCTGAATTAAGACGTGAACGTTCTCAATTGCCTACTAAAATTAGAGATGATTCTATCAGATTAACAACAACTTATAATAAGAATAGAGATGATTTAATTAATAAGTTAGAAACTGCACAAAAAAAATTAGATGATTTAAATAGTAATTATGATACTGTAATTGCTAAAGAAACTGCTGCAAAAAATGAAGTTGATAGATTATTATCTTCTACAAAAGAAGATTTAAGACAAGAAATTGTAGATAATACTCGTTATTTTAATGAGTATGATGGTAAAGAAGATTATGCAACTTTTTATTATCTATTAAATAAATTAAGTACAATATATAATAACGGTTATAGAGATAGTGGTTTAAAAAATATTATTGATTTTTTAAATATTTTAAGAACAAAAATTACCACTGGTAGAGGCGCAGAGGACCGTGATAAATTTGTTGATTTTGATGAAATT